TTGGCAGAGAAGCGAGAAAGAAAAATCAACAGATATTCAAAAGTATCATGTTTAGCACCTTGAGCAATAAAACCTTATCTTGTGCACTTCCTCAAGATGATTCAACATATCAATATCCAGCCGATTATTTTAAAAACCAAAAAAAGAGACCAATAGTAAGATTACCCAAGCCATTGCACACTCTAGATGAACTAAGGTTGATTATCAAAGGGGGGCTTCGAGCATCTAAATTAGACACATCTCACATATTAATGTATATGAGACTGGTGCTTGAGACAATCAAAGAGGATGTGCAAAGAGAATGGGAAAGCTTCAATTTAAAATTAGCTAGAGTCGGCGATCAAATTGGACCATTAGATTTGCTTGAGATTGAGGACTATGACGAGAAGCAAAGAGATGGCACGAAAGACCAAGCAGGCGACAGAGAGGACGACCACTGGATTATGTTGATCCTCCTCGGTTTCTATAGGATCAATAAAATAAGCCACAACCAATACAGGGCATCAATGATCTCCAAATTGAATCAACAAGCAAACAACATAAACCCAGAAGCCATCAAATTGATAGACAACCCTCAGATGATCAGCATGATCTGCAGCAATCCCAATTTCTCAAAATTGGTTGCTGCAGTAGATATGTTTCTTTATGAAAACAAAGAAAGTGATAGATCGCTGTGGAGGTGGGGATCTGTTGCATGCAGGTATGAAAACTGCGCTGCCTTAACTACCCTCAGCCATCTTACGGATATATTGGGTAAGAATCTTGAAGATATTTTACCCTGGTTTTTCATAGAGACTATCGGACATGAAGTAGAGAGAATCCTTGAGCCTGGTCAAGAGCTGGACAATGTCAGATCCTATACTCCATACTGTCATGCATACGGAATATCTCAAAAAATACCCTACTCAGCAACAGCTGCACCAGGCTTGTACACCCTATGCCATCTAATTGGAGGTCTTCTTCACTCTCCCAGATCGCAAAACGCTAGAATCGTGACTGAGAGGAACATGGTGAACATCCGTATTAATGCTACTCTTATAGCATTTGTCCTAGGAAGCAAAGGATCACTTAAACAGATATTTGTCAAAGAAACAGACAAGCACAAAGTAATCAACCCCAAAACAACGGGAGGAGCAGACAACGAGTCCCTAGATTCGTTTGATCTAGATGAAATTCCAAATAGCTCGGACCCTCATGAATGGTATCACTATCTATATACGAGGGACTTTGAACTTCCGAAAGAAATCGTAGAGGTTATGAAGAAAGAAGCAAGGAAAATTACCAACATAAGGCCGAACACAATCGGACACTACATCAGCACAACATTCTAGGAAACCTCAGTTTCAATACACCTGTCACACTCTGCCACATACAAGAAAAAAAACAACAGAGATCATGAATAAACCAGATTTCTCCAAGTTATATCAGAATTACTCTATGGAAAAACTCAGAGATAGTTTAAGAGACATGGCACTACAACCAAATGATGAAGTCCCCGAAGATCCTATACACAATAATCCGTCGACAAGCACCGGATACACCAACAAAAATCCACTAGAGTCATCAAAACTGACCCCTTCTTATGACTGGGAGTCCTCCATCTCTCCCGACACCAGCCTAACACAACAATCTAAACTTGATCCGATAAAAGAAGTTTTCCCGATGGCCTCTTTATCTGATATCCTAAGAGCATTGGCACTTTTTAATATACATGAGAGTATGGATTTTGAGATTAGTTGTGAAAAACTAACCTTCTCTATTTTCCCGATAAACCGCTCAGTGACACAGAACATCTCAAGCACTCCTGAACATGGAAAAACATATCCTACACTGAGAGAGGTTCTGGAGAGAGGGATCATAGTACACAAACTACCAAGCATGAAGCCAGTCACCATTCATGCTTGGACGAAGGGGATAAATCTTGAAAAGATAGATGATCTCATGTATGCCGATGACATGGACGATGTCGAGTGTATAGCCAAGACAATAATTAAAGCATCGAGGCTAACTCGATCACTCACTCATGAAGGGGCGAAACACTGTGCTTAGCAAGAAAAAAACAACAGAGATTATGCTATCGAAGTGGAAACCGAAGAAGCAAACCAACCAAGGGGCACCAGGGGGTTTCAGCCCTTATTTCATGGCGACATGTCCTGATCCTGACTGGGACATTGTTTCCACAGGGGGGAGCTCAAACCCAATTGTGGATAAGAGTTATGTCACCACTTCTACTCTTGTCTTGACAACAAACAAGCCATTAAAGAGTATGGAGTCCCTTTATTCTCATATGGAATCATTCCAAGATGAAAATCAGTTGAGTATGATCATCAAGTCATTTGTGGGATTGAACATGGCCTTGTTATATACTCACTTAACAGCAAACAATAACACCATCACAACAAGTGGCCCTTACACATACTCAGCAAACCTGGATACAGTCATATCTTATCCAATAAAATCTGGAATCCCTGTATTAAAGACAGAAAAAACTGAGATCATCACTTTAAACACCAGGGAAATGGGCCAAGCCTTGTCATCCAGAGTTAAAGTCACACTCAAGCCAACAAAGCGGACTGGTAGAAAATTTGAAGACTTATACAAGGTTCCAATGTCCAATGGAACCAATCCTCCCGACATCCAACTGATTCTGAGGAAATTAGGAATGGAAAACTCCATCTCTAATGGGGCTGTACAACTCGACATGTACACATGAAAAAAACAACAGAGATCATGGAACATCTCACCTGCAGAGTCAGCGCTCTCTTCGATATAAATAGGGAGCTAATTCCCTTATCAAAGAGTACCTTTAGACATGCTCTGATGGATACAATCATGACTAACTCATACGGTTATGATCATAACGAACCGGAGCTTGTTGGACTTATCGGTTGTGTTGGAGTGTTATCCGGTCTACTGAAAGTCAATTCACCTACTATACCCAACACCATGAACTCCATCCAAGAAGAATTCACTGTGTCTATCTCACACCCCATCAAATTAACACTCCCATTACTCTACTACAAAACTATGTTGGTCCGCATCCCAGGGTCGCGACCACAGGCATTGGGATTTTGCACCATTGAGATATCAGCCATCCCGGGAGACTGCTGCTCCCCAATAGCACTAACAGGAAGTCCTCCAACCCTGGAGCTACCAGATCTCGCAGCAACCCTTGGAACAACTCGCGTCGGGAAAAGAAGGATTTCTTTGGATGGGAATTTGATTGTGATAAAATGAACAACATGAAAAAAACAACAGGAATAATGGCTACAAGGCAAAGCCCACAAAGGCACTTTGCCATCTTCCTGAAATTAAAATCATATCAAAGCAATGTCTCAACTGTATCTATCAACAAGATAGTGCACACCATATGGAAATCAAAACCAAAATATTCCACAGTTCTGTCTCAGATCCTGTTGTCAGCAGTATCTGATTTCTACAAGATTAAAGAACTTTCACCTGGACAAACCTTGGAGTTTGAGGGTGGGGTCTCTTTAGAAATCAAAGACCCCCAACTCTGGACCCTGACAGGAAATCATGAGGGTCAACTAGCTGTACATCGACTACTCCACCCTGCCTTCTGTTTTCATTTTGATATAAGATGGGAATGTATCCCAAGATGCATGTATGAAATAATGTGCAAAAAAATAGACCTGCGATTTCACCTCAAGAACTTCAGGCACCCTGAGTGTTCTGCGGTCAAAAAGGAACCCGGAATCCATTATATTGAGTGGAAGTAAAAAAAAGAACCAACAGAATTAAACATGAAAAAAACTCACTTACTTGCTTTTACAATTTTTGGACAGATTCTACTGGCTTCCAGTCTAGTAGTTAACCTTCCTTTGCGTTGCAATGGAAGAAAGGATTTGTTAGTAAATTCATTAAAATGCCCCCTTCCAAGCACTGAAGTAAAGGTTGATGGAAAGGTAAAAGTGTATGAAGGAGACATATGCAGACCATGAAAAAAACTCACTTACTTGCTTTTACAATTTTTGGACAGATTCTACTGGCTTCCAGTCTAGTAGTTAACCTTCCTTTGCGTTGCAATGGAAGAAAGGATTTGTTAGTAAATTCATTAAAATGCCCCCTTCCAAGCACTGAAGTAAAGGTTGATGGAAAGGTAAAAGTGTATGAAGGAGACATATGCAGACCCCAGATAAACGCTAAAGATGTAGAAGCGGGTTATCTCTGCCACAAAGATATTTATAAGGCTATTTGTGATGAGACTTGGTATTTCTCAGCAACAGTTAAACATGAGATAGAACATGCTCCAATATCAGATATAGAGTGTATAGAAGGATTAACTGAGTTAAAGCTTGGAATAGTCCCTAACCCACAATTTCCAAGCGTTGACTGTTACTGGAATGCTAGAACTGAAGAGAAGAGAACGTACATCATCCTAACCCAACATGATCCCGCCCTAGACCCATACTCAAACAAAATCAAGGACAATGTGGTGGATCCAGATTGTGACTTTAATCTGTGCAAGACCAACTTCATCAATACAAAATGGATTAGAGACAAAAACACGACTGAGATAGAGAGATGCGACGCAAAAAACTGGGATTGTCATCCCTACAAAATATATCAAGGCTGGATCAGCAAATCAGAGATGATCGGCTGGGGTGACCCCACCCAGTCTTACTCATACACAGGATTGGTTTTAGATTCACATATCTACGGACACATTCCAATGTCCAAACTATGCCACAAAACATTTTGCGGAAAAGAAGGTTACCTATTCCCTGACAAATCCTGGTGGCAGATCAGATCAAAGACTCCAGCAAGTCCATTATTCAGGGAATTAACCTTGAATGGAAGCAGATCTGCATTTCCTGACTGTGAGACCATCAAAACCTACGGGTATGCTGAAGTAGAAGAGGATGAATCCTCAGAAATAATCCGAGAAAGTGCAGAAATCAGGCACGAAATGTGTCTAGAGACTCTCTCAACGTTAGCATCTGGATACGAAGCATCCTTTAGGGATCTAATGAAATTTATTCCACAGAGACCTGGACCAGGTAAAGCATACAGCCTAAATTCGAATGGCAAACCGTCCTATTACAATTACCACTGGGCTGGACACCCAGCATCAAGTGCCAGCATCCAGGAACAAGATTGCTATTATTACCTGGTGGATATCCCAAAAATTCAAGATGATGGAATTCTGAATATAACAGGCATAGGAAACACTGATGTTTGTGGTAAATTGTTGGTTAATGGGTCATCAATGACTTTAAATAGTCTCGGTTTCAAAATTGATCATCATTATGATGATCATATTGTTGAAACAGGGACGGATGTCCATGATGAAATGAACATCAAAGAGAGGATGGTATGGATCAAGCCAGACAAGATTCATCCGCTCCTATGGGTTGGACCAAATGGGATAGTCATTGATCACCAGCACAAGCAAATCCACTTTCCGGTGTTTTCTAGAGGTGTTGACAGGATTCCTCACTATTGGACTCAGAAGCACAGAGTGGTAAAATACAGACATGCAACTCAACTAAAAATATACAAACAGTATCTAGACAACCCCGAGAAAAGCAATCCCTACGATTTCAATGCATGGACTGGCAGACATGTAAATCGGACCGAAATTCCCGTTGCAATCTCCAACTGGTTCTCTGGTGTCAAGGATACTGTGTTTGACAAAATAAGCAAGATTGGCAGTTGGCTGAAATGGTCATTTTATTTGTGTTTTATATTTGTACTATTCAAAGGAGGTCTTCTAGTCTGGAACAAATACAAGACACTACGTCATCAAACAAAAAGAACTCCAAAAGGAAAAAATAGTCAAGATCCCGAGAAACTAGATATTTTTGGGCAAACCGTGTAACATGAAAAAAACAACAGAGAATATGGGGAACTCACTATCATCTCATTTAGAGAAGTTCAAAACTACGATTATCTGGGTGATAGGTGGGATAGGAGTATGCATAGTTGGATGTTTGTTGATAAAATGCACATCTTGTTTACATGATATAATATTATGTTGTGCATCATCAAAAACCAGCAGCCCTGCTAACAAACAAATGCCAACTATTTATCAAAAGTTCAAAAAACAAAGAAGGAAGAAAATGAAGAATAAAATCACAAAACTCGCAAGAACAAAAGCAGCAAACAAGACATCACTCAAGAGGATCAAGCCATCAACTAGATCCTCTCTACCCGATAAAAGGGTGGGAGAGCTCATCGGTAAATATGAGGCAGGTTGACAAGAAAAAAACTACATACTACACAATTCAACAGAGATAAAATGGACCAACTAGACAACTTCAACATTTTAGATGATGATTCAGAGACTTCATTCTTGGAGAATGAAGATTTTGACTCAATTGTTGATGATTCAGTAAATTTGGAATACATAAATACAAAAGATTACAATCTTAATTCCCCTTTGACATTTGAGGGAATAGAGAATTTTTATGATTTCATTCTAACCGGAGCTAGTAACCCTGTTTTTGATTCACAAGATCATCAATCTTACAATGAGCTGATTGTTAAATGTCCGGATCTCAGAATCTCAGAGAGAAGAACATTGGACGACATAGTAAAATTCAATTCCTGGACCTTGAGCAATTACTCAGTCACAGGTATTAGTCATTCATTCATGAACTGTTGGATGAAAAGAATTTTGGACACATTTGAAGTACCGAGGTCTTTCTTATATGGATGGCTGAAGACAATCCCCAAGAATATAAGTACATATATTGAAAGGATAGAGAAAGTGCCAGAAGAGGAAAAACAACTCTTATCTTTATTCTTGGATTTACACCTGTTAGTTGCTCTTTTAAACGCGAGAAGTAAAAGAGAGCGAGAGAATCTTAGAAAATTGTTAATAGTCAAAACTGTCAACATTGATAGCAGTCAACCAATTGAAGTAATCAACAATTCCTTCTTCGGGCCTACTATTTTATTCTCAGATTATATCATGATGCCAAGACATCAGATCATATTAGATAGAAACAATGTCTTAGCTCTTAAAGATACATCAGTAGCACGATTCAACACCTTGATTTATATGAGGATTTCAGACTCAGAATATAAATATTCCGAAGATGAAATAAGTCGTTTGAAACAGCTCTATAGAATTGGAGACTCAATGATCTATTCAATTGGAAATGTCGGTTATCAAGGCATCAAACTTTTGGAAACAATCTGCAACGGTGCCATATGCAAGAAGGCTGAAACCTATAGACCGTTATTTCCTCCATTTGAATCCTTTCAAGATCACATCACCAAAAGTGTTAGCGAATTGGTCAATATGGGCATCACCCACATGAAAGAAATTTATGATTTGATATATTCGGAGACATCAATGCAGATGTTGATCCTCTATTATAGCATATTTCGACATTGGTCACATCCAATTATCAAAGTCGAATCTGGACTTATAAAATTGGAAGAATTGGTTAATAGAGATTTGATAATTGATGAAGCGTATGCCAACATCTTGGCTAGTGATTTGGCTCATAAGATTTTATACCGCAAGTATAAAGAATGCAAGAAGTGGTTCGTAGATGTGTCACAGCTGCCCATAAATCATCCACTACAGGAGCATATCATGATGAATACATGGCCTCCCGCGTCCAAGATTCGAGCTTTTGGAGACAATTGGCATACACTTCCTTTAACTAAATGCTTTGATATACCAGATGTAGTAGATTTATCTCTTATATACAGTGATAAATCACATAGCATAGATAAGCCAGAGATCATATCTCATATTCTGAACTCCCCATCAAGGCCGATTCCGACAAAGAGGGTGTTAAAGACATTATTGGAAGAACCTGCTGTTGACTGGCCCCTCTTTCTCCAAAGGATAAACGATGAAGGGTTATATGATAACGAATTAGCTATTGGATTAAAACCTAAAGAAAGAGAAGAAAAAATTGACGGACGTTTCTTTTCTTTGATGACATGGAACATGAGAAATTATTTCGTGATGACTGAGTATTTGATTAAAACCCATATTGTTCCTTTGTTTCAAGGACTAACCATGGCCGATGATCTTCAAAAGCTCATAGGGAAGATGATAAACAACACTGAGGGTCAGGGAAATGAAGGGTATGACAATATAACCATCAGCAACAGTATCGATTACACCAAATGGAACAATTTACAGAGAGAGGAATCTACTAAGCCTGTCTTCACCGTCATTGGCCAATTCCTTGGCTATCCCCTCTTGATAGCTAGAACCCACGAAATATTTCAAAAGAGTCTCATCTATTACCCATCTAGACCAGATAAGATGTATGTCTCCGGCGGGAAATTACATAGTATACCAGGTACTAAATACTGTTGGCAAGGCCAGAAAGGAGGATTAGAAGGCCTACGACAAAAGGGGTGGTCAGTTGTCAGTCTATTAATGATAGAAAGGGAATCTCGATCACGCAACACTATGGTTCGATGCTTAGCCCAGGGAGACAACCAAATCATAAGTTGCCTTTACAAAACAGATCCATGGTCCAACAAACATGACTTAATTAACAATCTTTTGAATATTAAACATAATAATGATATGATTATGAAGGCTATCCGAGATGGGGCCACAAAATTAGGACTGATTATAAATGAGGATGAAACCATGCAAAGCATTGACTATCTAAATTATGGTAAGATCCCTCTTATCCGGGCTAAAATGATAGGGTTGACTGCTAAGAGATGGTCTAGAGTAACATGTTGCACTAATGATCAACTCCCCTCCTTAGGGAATTTAATGTCATCTGTTTCCACTGCAGCCCTCACAGTTGGACATTATAGCAACAATCCTATTGATGCCATTATGGGATATCATATTTTTGGAAATTTATCATTAACTCTGTCCTTATGTCATAATCCAGCATTAAGAGGGGATCCTTCATATTATATCAATTTGTCTCATATGCTTCAAAATCGATATTTCTTGATGCTGATCCTCTATTTAGATCCTACCTTGGGAGGTATTGGCGGGACCTCACTACTAAGGTTTATTATACGTTTATTCCCTGACCCTGTGTGTGAAGCATTATCATTCTGGAGAATAGTAGGCAACAGCACAATTGACATTGGACTAAAAAAATTGGCTTTAACAGTGGGGTCTCCTAAACTAGCGACATTCTCTTTAGAACACATTGAAAAACTGATTGAATCTCCCTTCTCTCTCAACATTCCGAGAGGGGTTAGTCCTTCCAATATGATCAAAGAGGAGATAAAGAAACAACTCCATGTAACAGCGGAAAAAATAGGAAACAAAATTTTAAGGGATGCTACGATATATTATAGGGATCACGAACCATCTTTACTAGCTTGGCTTTCTAGCATTACACCTCTATTCCCCAAATTTGTTAGTGAATTTGCTAGTAGTACTTATTATGGTCTTAGCAGATCATTATTGGGACTCATCATAAATTCTAGAACATTGAAAAACTTATTTAAAACTAAATTCGTGAAGGAAATCGATGATGTAATACTCAAGAGTGAAGTTTTATCAATAAATTCGTTGATAAACATAGTAGTGAGAAGTGATCATTACTCCGGACATGAGATGATGTGGGTTTGTTCTTCAGAACTGGCTGACCAGCTGCGGGAATGCTCTTGGGGGAGACCAGTTTTAGGAATGACTATACCGCACCCTGCAGAAATGCTGGAGAATCTTCCGGCAAATGGGGGCGAGTGTCCCAATTGCATCAATGGGTTTTGGAAGGATACTTATGTAACTACATTAGCTCCTAGAGGGTTGAATCCCATTCAAATTGATGACCCTTGTGGACCATACCCACCATATCTAGGATCCAACACAAAGGAAGGAACAAGTATTTTACAGCCCTGGGAAAAAGAGAGCAATATCCCCCTTATTCGACGTGCAACAGAAATGAGAAGGGCCATATGTTGGTTTGTCAAGCCAGGCTCTCTCTTGGCGAACTCTATTAACAACAACATCAAGTCATTAACAGGAGAAGATTGGAGTGGTCACATTCACGGATTTGAGAGAACTGGAAGTGCACTTCATAGATTCCATTGTAGTAGGGCATCCAACGGGGGATTTGCGGCATGCTCCCCTGCACCTCTCCGATGGGTCATTGTCACAACGGATACTATGAGTAATCTGCCAGGGAACTATGATTTCATGTTTCAATCATCTTTGATATTCTCACAAATTAGCTCAATTTGTCAGACCAGAAGAGACTGCTCGGTCTATCATGCCCACATATCTTGCACTAAATGTGTAAGAGAGATCAAAGAATATACTTTTGATTCTATGTGGGAATATCAGCCATCAGATTGTTCTCAACTGTTAAAGGGTTGGTTGCCAGTTACTGTGAAAGAATGGGTCTCTAAACAAAACCCGGAAATAAAACATTCGAAAAACTCCCTGGATTGGTCAGTTTTAACAGTTGAAGACCAAAGTTTCAATATAGGAAGTACTATAGGTTTTTGCTTTGGGGATGAAACTCTTGGAAGAGGACAGGAACTAAACGAGACTACCCTTTTCCCAGTGGTGATCAGATCTAAGTTGAATCCCTTGTGTTTTTTCAAAGGGGTACTGCAAGGCTTAAGGATGGCAGGTGCCCTTCACCTAGTTCATAGGAGGAGCCTCTTATTAGGTCCTAAATCTCAAACAGCTGTGCAAGGAATCCTGTACTTCCTGGTAGAGGAAATTACACAATCAAATAATTTCATCCAATTTGTATCACATGGAAATATGCTGATGGAAGTCAACAAAGTACCACATAAAATCCCTGCCTCTTATCCATTGAGCAATATTGACTCTGGGTGTCTAATCAGAGGTTATTTGAAACACATGATGTGGAAGTATCCAGACCTATTAGAGGATAAACCTTTGTACAGGCCATGGGCATTCGCAGACATCCAAGACATAAAAATATTGGGAAGTCTTGGCCTTGCTACAATCGCATGTAGAATCATCAGGGACGGAAATATATCTAAATTAGGCCGGACCCGAATTAAAGACCTTCAACAAGATTATATTGATCTCATGAATGACCACATAACTCAGAGCAAGATAGACTACTACATCAGTCAGATAAATACATGCCCTTCTGAGTTAAGACATGCATGCAAAATGCTGTCCGACTGGGTCCCCATGACCATTCCAGACACAAAAGTGTGGACAGTAGACATAAAGGGGGATTGTCATCCTGTCCACTTAGGTTTTTCGAGTTCAAATGATCCTTACTGTATGAACATTCTAAGGAAAGTCAACAATCCCTCAATATCCGGGCTACGATTGTTCCAATGTGCTACAGGTGCACATTATAAACTACACATGATTTTTGACCACCTAGACATCAGACCGAGAGACATTTTAGTTGGTGGAGATGGATCAGGAGGAATCTCAGCCCTATGCTTAAGATACTTTCCCTCATCGAGTATTATATACAACAGTCTGCTAATAGCTGATGGAATTAAATATTGCGGATCTCATCCGTCAGAACCTCCAGCATTGACTGCCATGGGAGAATTAACCAAGAGGTGCATCAATTACAATGATGTTTGGAGACACCCCAGCGATCTGGCTAAAGAAGAAACCTGGAATTACTTCCTCCTTCTCAAAAGGAACCTAAAGTTAGATTTACTCATATTTGACATGGAATTAACAGATAATGATGTCTATCAAAGAATAATTAAAAACCTCAAAAAATTCGTCGGATTCCTGTTGGAAGAGAATGGGACCATTATCTTTAAAACTTATTTAAAGAATCTACTTGTGGATAACAATTTAAATGTAGTTCATGCTTTAGAGAAAAATTTCATGCAGGTTGTGTGTATCAACAACAGTTGGTCTTCCTCCTTTACTTCCGAATATTATGTGGCTTTCAGGACATATACCCACAAGCCCTTCCCTCAAAGGTTTCTTTCAGTAGAGGACAAAGATAATCTTTGGGCTCAGTCTTTTGTTAATCATCCCATAGAAGAAGAATTTAAAAGATGTTTAAGAGCATTTGACTGTCACAGATCAATTGTTGGAGTGCCTCCGCATTTGTGTCCTGATTGGAGAGTGGACCTCAGTACTTTATTTGTTATTTCAGGATTAGAAAGTGGAATTTCTGCCTCCTTGTGTAATCCAGTGCATTCCAAAGACTTTTCAGATATATATGCGATCACCCTAACAGGAATTTCACTCTTGAATCAGCATATTTTCAATAATCTTGGTGCTTCCTCAGAAAAAATATTCCCCACCTCTGGCAAACTGTTGAAATTAATCATCCCAATTATTGCTTTATCCACGATACTTTCCATAGATTATCATAATCTTGCCTGTTGGGAGCTTCTTCATTACCTTTATAACATTCCCTCTCTGCAAGTTTCTATAAGAAACACTGAAATTGATAAAAAAATACAAACCTCTTGGAAATTCCACTTCCAAGGTGAGCTTGGGAGGAATGAAATACAAAAAGCAGTGTCTTTGCGCAGTAGTATGTCTGTCCTGGGTCAGTGGATCAGGGTCATTAAGCTAGGATTAGATGACCGGGTAGTAAAACTAGAAAACATTGATAAAATTCTATCAGGATCATCCATTCTGTTTAAAAAATATTTCCCGAAAGGAGGAATAGAAAAAATCTGGAAGATGTCAAACATTCTATACTTTATGCCTGAGAAGAGCATGAGAACATAATCTTGAAAAAAACTTTTCTTCTTTTTGATCTCTCAATTTTAGTTTTCTT